ACCAATGTCCAGTATCGAAGTGAACGAGAACGCCGACATCACCGTGGATAGAAGCCGATAACTGATCGGTCGCAGATCCGACTGATACCACGCATCAAAGTCTTCTTCTTGTTCGGCTTGATACATCGCGTCAAAGTCTGCGCCAGTCGGTGAAAGATAATCGTGGTATCTGGCCATCAATCCCAACTCAAATCAATGCGCCGTTGCAAATCCCATTCACCAGCATCAAGACGCACATTGCGCAACTTGAACAACTCAAGGTTCGATTCGAAGGTTGCCTGGTTCTTGGCGATGAATGTCGGGTCGGATTGCAACGTGGATGAGTTATCGTGATAGACGATCGCCTGCGATTTGATTATCTGTTTACCCATGCGCAATGCGCGACGCTCATAGTCATTGTCTTCGAAGTATGCCGGATGGAACGCTTCACAAAACAAGCCGACATCTTTGACTACTTGTGAGCCAATCCACGCACAGCACCAACCTGGTTGACCTGCTAAATGTATCTCGTCGGTGTGGCATTCACGGTAGAACTTTTGAAGTTCACCACGCTCAAAGAATGCGTCCGAATTGAGAAGTATCCAACCCGATGCGAATGGTGTCATCTTGATACCAAGATTCCAAGATGTCGCCACACCAAGATTGCTCGGCATATCCAAGACATATCGGTTCTCGATGTTTGAGTTCTTCGGCAACGACAAACAATCCTTCTCGATCATTCCGCCGTTGTCGATGATGATCAGATGTTCAACCGCATAGTCGATTGTTCTGATACATCGTTCAAGTAGGTCATATCGGTTGAGTACGGGTATGACTATGACCGGCACCATGCAGACAGCTCCTTCATTGCAGGCTTCCAAAACTGCTCAAAAACCTTGTCGGCTCCGTACCCTAGGGCATGGGTGATCGCGTCCTGAGAACGGCTTCTAGGCGCGTTATAGGCCATCTTCAGGGCATTGACGATGTCGGGTACGTTCGGTGTGAAGAACCATGAAGCCTGCGCCGCATCCCACCACGGCTGACCATCAACCGTCCAGCCGTCACCGACCAGTTCAGGTTGCGCCGTGAAGTTAGAAACAATCACCCGCGTCCCACAGGCCTGTGCCTCAATGACGGGTATGCCGAAACCTTCACCCATCGAGCAGGCAAGAAGAACATCGGACGCCGTGTACATCGCAGCCATCACATTCTGAGGCAACGAATGACGATACGCATACTGGTCAACAACCTTGTATTTATCCTTCGACACACCGACCGCATCCAACAATGTCGGCAAACTAATCCCAGACATCGCACCATCAGGCTCCGTGTACAAATACAACACAGCATCAGGATGATCCTTGGCGAAGATAGAGAACGCAAGAATGTTCTCGGCCCAAGCCTTACGAGCAGGCTGCGAACCTTTATTCGTCGCAACCATCGACACCACGAACCTGTCCTCTTCCCAACCCATAAACTCTCGACCAGTCATCTTGCGACCGTTCGCAAGCATCACAGAATCGGTCGGCTGGAACACAGGCTCGATTGCGTGAGGAACATACAAGTGTTCGACACCTGCCGTCTCCAACATTCGTGAACCAAACTTCGACATCGCTATCGGACGCACATTGTCACGCTCACACCATCTCAACACATCTGGCGGTGTCGGCTGATGATCGATAGGAACCCACGATGCGATGTTCTTCAAAGTTTTCAATGATTCAGATTTCAACACCCACACATCAAACAAGGTCATCAACAATGTCGGTGTCGACAGATCTTGATTTGCCCACTCCATGGTGTGCGCGACAACGACATCGTCGCTGTATGTTGCGAGTCCTTGCGGATAGATTTTGAAACCATTCCAAGTTGATGTCGCGCCTGACAGGCCGTACATCGCGTGGACTGCTACTTGGTGGTCTTCTTTCGCGAGCCTTTGGATGACTTGCGCGGTTTGCTGTCCGTATCCTGTGGAAGCCCATGGAGCATTGCTGTACCAGAGGACTCTGAGTCTGTCGGGATTGGTAGGTCGGACACTTCCAACGAGTGCGCTACGCCCGCTCGGAGCAAACGCTCCGCTAAATACCCTGGCATCTCCACTGGTATGCCTTTGACTATTACGGTTTGCCACATGATCCTCCTAAGAATAGTGCAGAAATGGAAAGTCCACGGCCAACCCTGCACGAAATGGCCGTGGACTTAATCCTAGTCACAGTCCTTGCGGACTGTCATGTCTGTTTATCGGTTGCTCTAATTAAGCAGCGTTACCGATGAAGTGTTTGACATGTGATGTTTGTGGCAAGTTGCCATCGACACGCATTGTTGCGCGGAAGGTAACAAGGCCTGAGCTGAATGCGAAGTCATCGCTTCGATCCAACTTGATGCCGCCAACTTGACGAACATAGTACGAAGGAAGGTGTCCGAAGATTACCGACTTCGCGCTAACTGCTGTGTCAACGATTGCTGGGTTCTCGTATACCGGATATCCGAGGAGCAAGTCTTGCGCATCAGCATTCAATGCTGGTGAGAAGACGTAGTTGCCTGCGGTGTCCTTCAACGAACGCATCTTCGCGATTGAAGACGAGTTCATCTGGAAACCCGAACCTGCAAGACGACGACCTGCTGTGTCTACCGAGTAGACGAGGCTGATCAAGTTGTCTGCTGTGAACGCACCAGATACACCCGTTCCGCCAGTTACACCGGCAGCTGATGCTGCGACGATACCTTTTGGTTGGTTTGTGCCTGAACCAGTTGTCAACGCTGCGTTGACACGGTAGCCAAGTTCGTTGCCGACTTGATCTGCCAAGAATGACAAGATGTCAACACCGCTGTCTTCGATCAACTCTGTTGAGAGTTGAACAAGGAACGAATACTTGTATGCACCAAGTGTGATGAACGAGTTGAACACTGGATCTGATTCAGCGATTGCTGTGCCTTCACCTGTGATTGCTGCGGTTGAATACTGAGCAAGTGATGGAATCTGAAGATTCTCACCCGATGCGGTGTTCAATACAGTTGATGTCTGGAGCATCGGACCAACGTGACGAGCAAGCATGATGACCTGATCGTAGAAAGATGTTGGAACTGGTGAACCAGTTGATGTCTTTACAACATCACGCTTTTCAAACGAGTACGAACGAATCTCGCCTTTTGCCATCGAGCGGATAACTTCTGCATCCGAACGAACACCGCGTGGTGCATCAGCGACTGGGCGAACCTGGTCTGCGATGTCACGAGTTGCTGCTTCAAGACGAAGTTCACGGGCCTCATCGGCGCGGAGCTTCTCGATTGTTGCTTGGCGATCCTCAAGTTCTTTGCTGATGCGCTCGTATGTCTGAGTCTCTTCTGCTGTCAAGTCACGCTTCTCAGCGGTTGCAACATCAAGAATCTTCTTTGCGGCTTCCCACGCTGTAGCGCGTTGAGCCATTTGTTGTTCAATGAATTGTTTCATGATTTCTCCATGATTGGTTGATATGTGGATGCGCAGGATTGTTTATTCCGATGGCGCGGGTCGCTGACCAATCTCTAGTCGTAGCGGGACGCTTACCGACAGACCGAGTGTATATGAGAAACTAGAAAGTTTTCAACAATTCAAGATGTTTCGCCAACAGATTCACCGACGAAGGAACCTTGGCTGGTTCGGCTCGAAGTTTGCTGACCGCGCTCGACAACAAATCAGCCGACTCATCCGACAAAGTGCCACCAGCCTCAAGGACCGTGATCGCTTCAGCAAGTTTGTCTGCGTCAACACCTGTGCGCTCGGCAAGGATGTCAAGAGAACGAACAGAAGCCGAAGTGGCCGTATAAGCAGGGAACCCTGTCACAACCGAAACCTCATGCAAACGTACCTGACGCAGTTCGCGAGTCATGCCGTCATCTGACCATTTGTCGCCACCGGACGGAACAGAGAACCCGAACGACATCGAATCAACATCGCCGCGCTTCATCAACACCGACAAATCACGACCGACTGTCGTGTCTGGCAAATCGGCGTTCACCAACAAACCTTTTGAATCTTCTTCAAGACGCAAAGTCTTTGAACGTGTCGAAGCAAGAAGCATTGACGAGTCATGGTTCATGTACATCTTGATTGTGTTGCGACCCTTCAAAGATTTCTTGAACGCACCTGGTGCGATTCGCTCGATGAACGGCAACGGTTCAGAGTCAGAATTGAACACCGCCGCATAGCCTGTGAAAGACATTCCGTCACCAGTAGGACCTTGACGCAATTCAAAATCGTTGATGTGAATGCGACGTGTCTCTACAGGCATGGATTCCATGGTTGGAATGTTAGCAAAGTATTCATCCTTCTTGCGATGAAACGAGAACAGTCCACGCTCGGCCTGTATCGCATCAGATTTTCTTGCGAACCAATCTCGTGCCGGCTGAGGGTTCAACGGGTTGATGCCCCACAAATAATGTGCGACCGCACCCGCACCAGGGAACTGATCGTTGGTTGAGTCCGAGTTCTTTGGTGCTTGCAGATCTACGGCGTGTCGTTGCGCCCATGCGTTCGCTCGCACAACTTTGTCTTCGCTGATATCGCCTCGCGCCATGTCTCGTGCCTCACGAACGGTTCTATCGACCAGCCCTTCACCCGCGAGACCTTGACCGTAGTAGTCCAATCCTTTTCGGGCTGCGGTGCGAATATAGACAGGAACTTCGAGAGATACTTGACGCACCGATTCTTCTTCTTCTTCTTCTTCCTCTTCTTCTTCCATCTCTTCTTCGTGTGGTTGCCATGCGTTGCAATAGAATCCGCCGTCAACATACTCATCCCACTTCTCGCACCATGCTTTCAAATTGTCGCCATCTGCGATCACATTGTCATCATCGTAGAACGCACAGTTCCCGCAAGCGCGACCTTCAGGAACATCAGGCGACAACGCAGGCCGATAATTATCAGGCAACGCACGTTCACCACCAGGTTCCATATCCTCGGCGATAGACACCGCAACCATCTGATCGATTGCATCCTGTTTCGTCGAGTGACAACCGATCACTTCACCATCTTCTTTAATGGTTGCCCACCCAGAACAATCTGGTGATTTGTCGGTAATGAAGTAAGGCATTAGAGTCTTGACACGAACACATGAACTTGCGGTGTTGCCGAACTTGCTATCGCAAACAATTCATCGCCTGGATACAAAACAAGCTTCAAAGTTTCGGTGTCAGGGACATGCAATCCGTTCAATGCAGTTCCCAATGATGAATCGCCGATATATATAGAATCATTGCCACCATGATCATGGTTATGAACAATGATCTGCTGCGCCATTACTTGGGCAGGCACAATCTTGGTTGCAGTACCAGCATTCAAAGTGTATTTAGCAGCAAAGATACTCATGGCATCAACAATAATACTTCAGCGTCGTCGTCAAGAATGCTGAATGTGATCGTGGATGTTGATTGCGATGTCATGCCACCAAGACTCGTCAAAGATACCGCATAGCGTCGTTTCGGTTCAATGACTGGTATCTCGACGACCGGCTCGATGACGGGTTCAATCTTTTTGCGTGGCGTCGTTGAATAAACTCTGCGACCACCAGATGGTTTGGGTGTTGGCTCAGGTTCTGGTGGTGTCGGTATCGAATCAACTGTGGCGACTAGACCGCCGAGGCTCGCTGTTGCGACGGCGTTCTGTTCGACTGCTGTGATCGCCGAAGCGGCAAGACCGCCGAGGGTAGCCGATGCGGTTGCTGGTAGTGCAACTGTGGCAGTGGCCGAAGAAGCAAGACCACCAAGGTCAGCGGATGCTGTTGCCGGTAGGACAACTGTTGCGGTCGCCGAAGAAACAAGACCACCAAGATCGGCAGACGCCGTCGCAGGTAAAACAACTGTCGCGGTCGCGGTACTCGACAAACCATCAAGCGACGCTGAAGCAGTAACCGAATGTGCAACGGTCGCTGTCGCTGACGCCGACATTCCATCAAGCGACGCTGTGCCTGTGGCTGTGGTTAAGAACTCTGCACCATCAAGAACTCTTGTGCCGTCAAGTGTGCTGGTATCGAGAATGAATGCGAGACCGCCATCCAACCCGTATGTGGCGTCGTTTAGTTCGCTCGTGTCGAGCAGGAATCTTTTGACCGCCATCGCGGCCTACTAACTAGCGACAGTTAGCGAAGCAGACAGATTGCCAGATGAAATTGTGTAAGTGTCACCAGCTGTGTAGGCGTTGCCAGTGATCGTACCTGAGAACAAGAAGTTGCCTGCACTTATATTGTCCCAAGCGGTGAAGTGTGTTGCGTCTTGCGAACCTGCGATATTCGTCCAACTGATATCGGCATCCGATGTGATCGCACCGTTTGATGCCGCACCGAACGAAACAGATTTGCGTGTCGTCTCAGTTGCAGCATTCGAAGTGCCGTTCGCACCAGGATCACCGACATGAAGTTTGATGTACACAGTTGACACCGAATACGCTGTCGCGTTACCGAGCGCGTCAAGGAACGAGTTGCAAAGATAAGCAGATAAACCTGTAGCCATTACTCTTCAACCCTTTCGGTGATAGTCAAGATTCTACCTTCGGTATCACGTTCAACTGTGCGGACAGTCGGCTTGTTCTCTGGCACGTTCACACGCACCACAGTTTCA